GGGTCCGACATCCGCGGCAACGGCATCGTTTACCGCAACAACGGCTACAACGCCCAGCGCATCAGCACGCACGCTATCGAGTGGCAGATCCAGCAGTACGACGTCATCAACGACGCCATCGGGTACTCGTACCAGCAAGACGGCCACTTGTTTTACATCCTCACGTTCCCGACCGCCAACGCAACGTGGTGCTACGACGTCACCACTGGCGCATGGCATGAGCGTGCGGGGTGGGACGGTGTGAGGTTTGTGCGTCACCGTAGCAACTGCCAGGCTAACTTCAACAACCAGATTTTGGTCGGCGACTGGTTGAATGGCCTTGTGTACGCTTTTGACCCAGAGATCTACAGCGACGACAACGCCACTCAGCGATGGTTGCGTTCGTGGCGAGCGCTGCCTACCGGCCAGAACGACTTGCGGCGCACGGCGCACCATACGCTGCAGCTTGACTGCGAAGCAGGTGTCGGCGCCCTAAATTCTCAGACGTTTCTGCTGTTGCTCGAAGATAGCGACTTTCTGTTGTTGGAAAACGACGATTTCATTTCGTCTACTAACTCTGGGGACGTGTTGGGCGTTGACCCCAAAGTCATGTTGCGTTGGAGCGACGACGGTGGACACACCTGGTCTAACGAACATTGGGCCAACATGGGTAAGACCGGTGAGTATTACCATCGCGTGTTCTGGCGTCGGTTGGGCATGACGCTTAAGCTGCGCGACCGTGTGTACGAGATTAGCGGAACGGACCCGGTGAAGATCGCCATCATGGGGGCCGAGGTGTTGATGTCTCCAACGAGCGCCTGACATGCAGTTGGCCCCTCGCGTACCGGCCTCGCGTGACCCGCTGGTGGATGCAGGGGCGCTGACCACCCGCGCTTGGTTCCGCTTCTTTGAACTGCTGCAGTCGTCAATCGAAGACGCTGCGTTGCGTCAATACACCGTCGTGCAGAACAGCACTGGCGTCACCATGCCCAAGGGCACGGTGGTGGGGTTTGCGGGCGTAGGCTCCAACAACGTGCTGTCAGTTGCACCGTATCTTGCCGACGGCAGTACGCCGACGCTGTACATCCTCGGCGTTCTGGCCGAGCAGATACCCGACAGCGGATCTACTGGTCTGTGTTGCGTGTGGGGTGAGGTCAGCGGGATTGACACCAGCGCGTTCAACGTCGGCGACGTCTTGTACGCCAACCCAACGGTGGCGGGGGCGTTTACCAACGTCAAGCCAACAGCGCCTGACAACGTGATTCCGCTGGCCGCCGTGCTGATCAAAAGCGCCACGGCGGGGGTGGTGTTTGTGCGGCCCACGATTGAACAGCAGAAGTACTACGGCGAGTTCACGCGCACAAGCAACCTGAGCGCGGCGGTCATTAACACGGCTTACGCAATTTCGCTGGATACGACAGAGATCGCCGAGGGCGTGGTGTTGCAAGGCAGCCCGACCACGCAGATCAAAGTGCCGCAGTCAGGGCTGTATCAATTTACAGCCCGGTATCAGTTCACATCGACCAACGCATCGTCCAAAAACGCGCGGGCGTGGTTCCGCAGGAACGGCACCATAAATTACACCAACAGCACCGCTATTGTTTCGCTTGACAGCAACGGCGGGTATGTTGCAATCAGCGTGTCGGAGTTTTTCTCTTTGCAGGCTAACGACTATCTTGAACTGATGTGGGCGGTGTCGGACACCGCGCTGTCGCTGTCGGCGGCGCCTGCGACCGCGTATGCTCCGTCAGCCGCAGCGGTGCTGCTGACCGTCACTCAGATTCAACAGTAAGAGGGCATCATGGCGATCAGCCTTTCCTTGTACGCGGGCGCAGGCGCTCAATTCTTCGACAACAACGGCGTGCCGCTCAACGGCGGGCTAATCTACACCTACGGCGCTGGCACCACTACGCCGGTGTTGACGTACACCGACTCGTCCGCGTCCGCTAATAACACCAACCCTATCGTGCTTGATAGCGCTGGCCGCACGCCAGCGCAGATTTGGTTGACGGCAGGCGCGGCGTACAAGTTTGTGCTGCAGACGTCTACGGGCGTACTGATCAAAACAGACGACAACATTTACGCCTCGTACGAACTGACCAAAGAGGTTGGTATCACGGTTGGCCAAGGCGGCAATCAGATCGCTACCAACGTGGCGATTGGCAATACTGCGCTGGACTCCAACACCACCGGCTCCAACAACACCGCCACTGGTTATGACGCGCTGACGGCCAACACGGACGGCATTCAGAACACAGCGTTTGGGGCATCGGCGTTGGACGCCAACACGGGCGGCGACTACAACACCGCTGTCGGTTACAACGCGCTGACGACTGCCACTACAGCCAACTACAACACCGCTGTTGGTTACCGAGCGTTGAACGCGGCGTTGACCGGCTCAAACAACACCGGCGTAGGCAGTGACGCGCTGTTGTCGGCCACCGGCTCAAACAACACCGCCGTCGGCTACCAGGCCGGCAACGCGCTGACCACGGGGTCGAACAACACGGTGATCGGCTACGACGCCGATGTGTCGTCGGCCACGGTCAGCAACGAAGTTACGTTGGGTAACGCAGACGTCACGTCTATGCGCGTGCCCGGTTTGACGCTCACGTTCAGCGTCAAGTATTTCAACCACGGCACACTGACCGTGGCTACACTGCCGGCTGCGGCTACTGCAGGTGCGGGGGCCCGGGCGTTTGTCACCAACGCCAACGCAACCACGTTTGCGTCGATTGTGGCTGGCGGCGGGGCTAACGGCGTTCCTGTGTACAGCGACGGCACCAACTGGCGCATCGGGTGAGGTAAATCATGGCTATCAACAATCTGCGCACGCAGTACTACACCGAGAACGACGGCGCTGGCGGCGTTGCTGACGCTAGTCTTGCATTGCCCGACAACTGGTCGACGTACTCTCCGCAGGCCAAGATCAACTGGTTCAACGCCAACGGTGTAACGCCTGACCAGCTGCTGCAGGCCGGCGTGTCGCAGGGCGACATCGATTGGATGTCCCAGAACGGCTATGCCGCTGGCGGCGCAACGAACGCGCTGGCTGCTGGCAGTAGTTCTGCCGGCAGCGCGTTGGACCAGTTCCGTGCGCAGAACCCTAATCTGATTGTTCAACCGATTCAGTCGCAGCCGGCTTCTCTTGAAACTGGTGAGGCTCCGGGCCCTGTTGAAGGCTACGCCGTTTACGACCCGTCCAGAACGTCTGCAGGCGCCGACAAGTTCACTCGGTTTGACGCCGAGGGAAATTTGATAGGTGAACAGACGTTCAAAAAGCCTGGCAACATTGTTGATTTGACAGGCCAGTTTGCCAAGGATATGGCGCCGTTGGCAGCGTTTGCCGTCGGCGCCAACGCGCTCGGCGCCGGGCTTGGCCAGCCTAGCATCTTTGGCCCCGGCACGGCTGCGGCGACTGGCGGCGCGCCATCAGGCGCGGGTACGCTGTCTGGAGCTACGGGCCTGACGCCTGCGCAGTTGGAAGCAGCGATTGGCACGCCGGGTTACGGCGCGCTGGCGCCTGCGACGCTTGCGGCGTCTACGGTGCCGGGGCTTTTGCCGTCTGCCGGTTTTGCCGGGATGCCGGCCACCGATTTCGGCATGACTGGCGCGCAGACTGCCGCTTACGATGCGGCGATTGCAGCCGGAGCCACGCCGGCAGATGCTTTGATTGCCGCTAACACTGCGGGCACTGGCACAGCCCCTGCGGTAGTGGGAACTACGCCTGTGACCACCGGCCCAGCGGCTACTGGCCCAGCGGCTACCGGTCCGGCAACGACGGCTGCAACAACCACTGCGGCTAACACAGCGGCAAACACCGCAGCCACAACAGCCGCTACCACAGCGGCTACTACGGCGGCTACTAACGCTGCCACCAACCCCTTCGCGTATCTTGTTCCCGCGCTGGGCTCGTTGATTAGCGGTTACACGCAAGGTGAATCGGCCAAAGACGCAGCGCAAGCAACTGCTGCGGCGTCCACCCGCGCCGCAGAGCTGCAGCGCGACGCGCAGCGCGAGGCGCTGGCGCTGCAAACGCGGATGTATGACGAGGCGGTTGCCCGTCAACAGCCGTACTACCAAGCCGGCACCAACGCGCTTGCGCAAATGCAGGGGCGTACCAACGCCATGCCGGAAGCGTTCCAGTACGGTGGGCAGATTCCTCAGTTTGCCTACGGCGGCCAGCAGCCGGCAGCGTTCCAGTACACCGGCCAGCAGCCGACGTTTGAGTACGGCGGGCAGCAACCAGAGGCGTTCAAGTTCACCGCTGAAAATTTCCAAGCCGACCCTGGCTACGGCTTCCGTCTGAGCGAAGGTTTGAAAGCGCTGGAGCGCAGCGCAGCAGCGCGTGGCGGTCTGCTGAGCGGCGGCACTGGCAAGGCGCTGACTCGTTTTGGCCAAGACATGGCTTCGCAAGAGTTTGGCAACGCTTACGGTCGGGCTTTCAACGAGTACGGCGCAGCGCGTCAGCGCGAGCAAGAGCAGTACGGGCGGGGGCTGACCGCTTTTGACATCGCCCGCCAACGCGAGGCGCAAGAGTACGGGCGCGGGCTGACCGGCTACGACATCAATCGGCAGCGGGAGCAGGAGCAGTACGGCCGGGCGCTGACCAGCTACAACGCTTTGCGGTCGCAAGAAAGCGATATGTATGGGCGGGCGCTGACCGGCTACAACTCGCTGCGTCAGCGCGAGGCCGATCAGTACAACCGTCTGGCTGGGCTGGCCGGCATCGGCGGCACGACGGCGCAGCAGTTGACGGCTGCGGGTCAGAATTACGGCAGCCAAGCCGGTAACCTGATGGCCAACACCGCGACCAACTTGAGCAACCTTGCCATGCAGCAGGGGCAGACCGCAGGCAACGCGTTGCTGGCGCAGGGCGCGGCGTATGGCAATGCGTTTGGTAACCTAGGGTACTTGGCCGGCCAGTACCTCGGTTATCCTCGCCCGTAAGGAACGAACATGGCACTCAACTTCGGCATCCTCTCGCAAGTTCCTTCGTTCGGCCAGCAGTTTGCAGCCGGCCAGCAGGCCGCGCAGGCGCAGCAGGAGCGCAACATGCTGCGTCAGGCGCAGGTCGAGCAGATGCAGTTCCAGCGCGAGAACATGCTGGCGCAACGTGAAGACCGAGCGGCGGTGACTCAAGAACGGCAAGCGCGGCAAGCGCGGGCGGCGCAACGTCAACAGTTTTTGACCGGCGCGGCAGAAGCGCTGGCACAGGGTGGAAACAATCTGGACCGCCCGACGTTGATGAAAGTGCTGCAGTCTGGCGTTCAGGCCGAAGAGCCTTCGTTGATTCAGTTTGCCCGCGAGAGTTTGAAGGCGTTGGATGAAGAGGAGTTGTACCAGCGCGAGAGCCAGCGCTTAAGCGCCGCGCCTGGCGCTGCCCCAACGCGCGAAGAAGTGCAGAACATGCTTCGCAGCCCTAGCCCTCGAATGCGTGAGCAGGGCAAGGCGCTGCTGCCGACGCTGCCAACGCCTGAAAAGCCGATGGTTGTTGCCCCCGGCGCGTCGGTGTTTCAGCCCGGCTCAACCACGCCGATATTTACTGCGCCGACAAAGCCAGAAACACCAAAACTTGCCGACAAATTTGTGCCGGTCGGCAAGTTGGTATTTGACCGCGAGACGCGGCAGTTCATCACACCCCCTGCAGCGGCCATCGCGGCTACGCAAGAGCGCGGAGCGGCAGCGCCTGCCAAAGAGCCCGCCGCCAAGCCGCTCACCGCTGCGCAAGAGGCGACGCGGCGCGACAAACTGGGCAAGGAATTCAAGTCGGCATCGTCCGCGTTGCAAACGACGCAAGATGTGCTGGATTCAATTGCTGCTGTCAAATCTTCGCCAGGACTGTCAAGAGCAACCGGGTTTACGGGCACCATGTTGCCTTCGTTTCCGGAAGGCCAAGCCGCGCAAGCAGAAACTCGTTTGGCGAATTTGAAAGGCAAGATCACTGCACTTGGTAAAGCGCAAGCTGCGGCAACAGGCGCGATTGGATCTATCGCTAACCAAGAGTGGAAAATTCTTTCCGATCAGATTGCGGCCATTGATCCTGTTAAGGGCGCAGGGCCTTTACTGGAACAGATTGGTCTTGTAGAGGCGCAGGCATTGGGCGCGATGGAGCGAATGCGCGATGAGTATTCACGCCAGTTCGGTGAAGACTTTGAGCGGTTCCCGCAGTTCAGAGACCTACCGCCGCCAAAGTCAACGCAACCTAAGGGGCGCAAGTCCGGTGGGGCTGTGACGCCTGCCGGCGCAGCGCCAGCACCAGCCGCAACTAAATCCGGCGCAACTGTGAGTAACTGGTAATGCCACGCGACATCACGGTCACATTCGACGACGGTACTTCACACGTCTATCGCAACGCGCCCGATGACGTCACGCCTGACGCAGTTCAGACGCGGGCGCAGAAGGAGTTTGGCAAGGCGGTCAAGTCACTGGATGGCGGGCGAGCAGCCGCGTCCGCCCAATCCATAGAGTCGATCAAGGCTCCCGATGGCGTCTACAGGGTGACCATTGCGGGCACAGGAAATGCGCCCGCTCAACCGTCAGAAGTTCCGTTCGGGCGCCGCGCGATTGAGTTTGTTCGGCCTACGGTCGAGGCGCTGGGCGGCGTTGGCGGTGCGGCGCTAGGGACTCCGTTGGGTCCAGCAGGTGCTATCGGTGGTGCGGGTCTTGGCTACGGTCTGGCCAAAGGTGGCCTAGACGTGCTGGAGACGGCGCTGGGATACCGTCAAGGCCCAAGCACCGCGCTTGAGGCAGTAGGGACCGGCGCCAAAGACGTTGCGGTTGGGTCCGTGATGGAAGGTATTGGCCGTGGCATCGTTGGCCCTGCCGTGGCCAAGGCTGGCGAGTACGCCAGCAAGATCAAGAACATCAAGTTCGACACCTACTTGCAGGCCCTTGACAACAAGGGCGACGACATCATCGCCGCGCTGCGCGGCAAGCCGTCTGCTGTGCCAGGCGCGGCGCCGACTGCCGGTGAGATGGCCGCGCCTGCGGGCAGTGTGCGGTTCTCGGCGCTTCAGGCGCAAGCGTCGAAGGTGCCGGCAATGGCGTCGGACTACGCCGCGATGGCTGCGCAGACCAACCAAGCTCGTCTGGCACAGCAGGGGCGGGCAGACGCCAAGTTCCAAGCGGCAGCCGCTAAGGCCAAAGCCAAGATCGACCGTGGTTTGACTACCGTAAGCCAGCGCGAAACTGGTGAGACGTTGTTGGCTGCTGCCGAGGCTGAGAAGGAAGCAGTCAAGAAACAGGTGGTCGAGCCGGCATACGCGAAAGCGTTTGCGGCAGCCGGCGACGACAAGATCGACGTCAGCAACGTCGTCAAAGAAGCCGAGTCGATTCTCGGGCGCGAACTGTCCACGTTTGACCCCAGCACCGCGCCGGCTACCGTTGGCAAGCTGCTGTCGCTGCAGCCAAAAGCCCCCGCCGCCAAGCCGGTTGGTGCTGGCGTCGTGTCGTCCAAACTGAAAGCCCCGACGCCGCCTGCTGGCGCGCCTGAGGTGACGTTGGCGCAGCTTGATGACGTGCGCAAAGCCATCAACGCCGACATTGCTGCTGCCGCACGGTCAAGCGACCCGGCTGCGGCCACAACGCTGCGCAACTTGGGCAACCTGCACAAGTCGATTGACGATGCAATAGCGGGCAGCGCCACGCTGTCCGATGAGGCCAAGGGTTTGTACCGCGGGGCGCTGGATACTTACCGCACGCAGTACGCGCCTCGGTTCAAAACCGGCGTCAACGCCAACCTGTTCAAGCAAACGGCGCTCAACGAGCCCAAGCTGAACCCGGACGATGTCGTCAAGACGTACTTCCAACCCAAGGGCGAGCGCGAGGCTCAACAGTTTGTCACGATGTTTGGCAAGAACGCCGATGCGTTGAAGGTGGCGCGCTCGGGCATTGAAGACCTGTACCGCCGCGAAGTCACGGACGCTGCTGGCCGCGTGACCCCCGAGGCGCACGCCAAGTTTGTCAAGAAGTACGCGGACCCGCTGCGCATTCTTGACGACGCCGGAGTGAACGTCTCGCAGCGCCTTGACGTTGTTGCCAAGGATGCTGCGCGGCTGGCCAAGATCCAAGAACTTGCTGAAGCCAGTGGCAACAAACTTGCACCTCCGCTCCCGCCTGGCGCAAACGCGATGGCAGTTCAAAAGCGCATTGACGAACTTACGCAGGGCTTGACGCCCCAACAAAAGACGCACGTCGGCGCCGTCAAAGAAGACCTGTTGCGAGAGGCCGAGTTCCAGCGCCTTGTCCAAGCCGGCGCGCAGTCTGAAGTCAAGGTCAAGGGGTTGGGTACAGAGACAGGCAAGGAGCTGGGCCTTCCGCTACCCAACTTCCTGCTGGTGCCCATCACGATCTTCAACAACGTCTACAAGCGGTTGGCGCTGCGGATGGACGATAAGATCGCGCTGGAGATCGCACGCGAACTCACCAACCCTGCGATGGCTGCCGACTCAATTTCCAAGGCCATCCGTCTGCAGGCTGATCGTGCGGCAACTAACCAACTGTTGCCACAGTTTGGCCGCGCGGCAACAATAGGCGCTGGGGTTGAGATCGCGCCCCGAGCAGAACCGGCAAACTACAACGCCCTTGCACGATGATGGACACGCAATACCTCTTCAACGTCGCCGTCTCCATCGCCGGGTTTCTTGGCGGGTGGGTGCTGAACAACATCTACCAAACCATCAGGTTGCTGGACAAGGACGTGCGGCAGATGCCGCTGAACTATGTCGCCAAGGATGACTACCGGCGCGACATCGACGAGGTGAAGGAGATCTGCCGCCAGATCTTCGCCAAGCTCGACAACAAGGCGGACAAACCCTGAAAGGACTGACATGAACGCAATGATCATTCAAGCGCTGGTGCGCCACCTTCTGACCGCGCTGGCGGGCGGCTTTGCTGTCAAGTACGGCATCGGCAGCGACGTCATGGACGCCATCATCGGCGGCGGCGCGGCGTTGGCCGGCGTGGGCTGGTCGGTCTACGACAAGCGCAAGCAGTGAATTGGGCCGATTACCCCAACTTCACCGAGGCCGAATTCCGCTGCCGCCACTGCGGCAAGCAGGAAATGAAGCCCGAGTTCATGGGGCGTCTGCAGGCGCTGCGAGACGTCTACCGCCGCCCCATGACCATCACCTCGGGCTACCGCTGCCCTGACCATCCGGTCGAGAAGGCCAAGGCCGAGCCTGGGATGCACTCCACCGGCCTAGCCTGCGACGTCGGCGTGCAAGGCGCTGATGCCCATGAGGTGTTGCGCCTGGCAATGCACCTCGGCTTCACCGGCATCGGCGTGCAGCAGAAGGGCGCGGGGCGGTTCATCCATCTGGACTTGCGCGCGGCGCCTACTATCTGGTCGTACTGACGCAGATCAGGCAAGAGCTATCCCTACCGCAATCAGCAGCACCACGACCACCGTTGCTACGGCCAGCGGCATCACGCTGTTGCCGTCGTCATCCTCAACGCCGAGTTCAGTGCAGCATTCAGCCGCTTGAGGGTATCGGCCTTGCTGGTCGCAACCCATAGGGACTCGCGGGTTGTGAACCGATGGTTGTTTGCGCATCCGTATCTCCGGTAGGTGTAATCAACACGTTTGCGGGTCTCTAGGACGTCAGCCCAAGCGCCGCACTCAGGGCAATTCTTCATTCGGTATCCAGTCGGGGCACGGCCCGTGGCCGTCCCAAGGGTAGATGAGAGGCGTGTTTTTGTCGGGTGCGTAGGTGCGTCTGGCGCAGTCGGTGCACTCGCGCTTGTACAGCCTACCCCAATGCGGATCTTCTTTCCACAGCCCGCCGCAACGGCTTACGTCTGGTGGCAGTTTTGTCATGCTCCCTCCTGCGTCATCACTTCCAGTTGGGCACGCAGCCGGTCGATGCGCGTCTCATGGTAGAGCACCATCGCGTTGGCGTAGTCGCGCCCGGTCTGCGCTTCCAGCAGGCCGCGCCGCGCCTGGTCTAGCTCGCGGGCGATCAGTTCTTCGGGGCTAGGGGTTCGAAATGGGTTGAGCAGTCTCATCGCGTTGTATCTCCGTCATCAGTTCCAGGCGCTCTCGGGCCACACGCAGCGCGCTGAAGCGCTGGTGCAGTCTCTCAACGACAGTGACGCGGCGTTCGCCGTCTATTTCGGCAACAAGCGCTGCCTTCACTTCGTCTTCGGTCATGGCGTTCAGGCGCCTGTTCAGCGAACGCCAAGAGTTCGGTTGCTTGCGGGTCATTTCAGTGCTTCCAATGCGATGTCGGATAGG